GCTCCGGGGCATCGACCCGGAAGACTCCTTGTGGCATGCTTAGTTAAACGAAACACCAGAAGCGGTTCAAGAATGAGGAAGGAGCGCATGCCGAGTGCCACCATATCAAAGAACGTTTATACGTTATTACAAGTGCAAAGTTAAACATTTGTTTTTAAATAAACAAACTTTTATCCCACAAAATTTGCTGTGTTTTTGCTTTCTTGCAGTACTCCAGAACTTTAACCGGGTCGATTCCTCCCACTCCTCCGTCTATGATGTTGAGAAAATCGTCTAAATCATCGCAAAAGTAGCCCCATTTGGGAACCCGTATAAGCCACTCGGCCTGCTCAATTAGGTGTGCTACTTTATGCCGGGTACCGGGGCATTTCACCTCTATACCGATCAGGCTCCCTTCGTCGCAGTAGATCAGGTCTGACACGCCTCTTACGAGACCCATAGAGAGCTTCATTGAGCCCTCCACCCCACTGCTAACCTCTTGGAAGGTAGCGAATAGATGGCCGCGTCTGTGGGGCCAAATCTCGGCGAATTTCATCACCATCCGTGCTTGAAGTTTTGCCTCCTCGTGAGCGATTCCACGCTCCTTCGGTCGAGGCTGTACGATAATCTGTGTCTTTGCCATTATAATCCGAGTTCGTTTTGTTCTGATACCAGCTTTTTCTTTCTGGCCTTGTTTTTCAAAATATTCTTTGAGAAGTAATCCCAGTAGTATGGGCTCACCTTCTTCCCCTCCTTCGTTCTTAGGACCTTTATGACCCGCATGAACGTGGCTTTCTCGTGCGGCGCGTTCTTGATACATACGGTGGCTAAAACTCGTGGGACAGACCACCCGTCTTCGAGTACCTTCTTGGCGCACCACACTTCGAGGCTCTCCTGATCCTCGGCCGTGTCTATGAGTTCTGTCAGTTCGATCTCGTATATCTTATCGAGCTTCGGGAAGACGTAGCCACAGTAGGGGCACTTTTGGGCCGTTTGGGGTACCAGTCGGCCGCATCCGAGCTTCTTGCCGTCTTTTCCGAGAGGGCATAGCTTGGTCGGCATGACGCCTCCCTTTGTTTTATCGTGCCATAGTCCCATCGGAGGGTCCTCCCGCTCGTACTTGCCGTGCGTCTTCACGTTGTCGCCGAAGTCGAGCACGTTGAAGTACGACTTACCCGGATATGGCCGGGAGCCGCGACCTACCATCTGCGAGTAGTGCGTGTAAGACTTCGTTGCGAGGTCCAGCACCACGGTCTGTATCGAAGGCTCGTCATACCCGGTGTCGAGTATGCCTACGTTGACCAACACGGGAAAAAGGCCATTATGGAAATCCCGAAGGATGTCCTCTCGCTTCCCGGAAAACTGCGCGTCAGTCTCCGGCTTTCGGCTCGATAGGAGGTACTTGGCCTTGATTCCATGCTCGCAGAAGGCTCGCGTGAGGTCTACACAGTGATCTGAGCCAGTGGTGAAGACGATGGTTTTGGTTCCAAATGCGATTTTCTTCCAGTTGGTGATGACACCCGCGTATCGCTCCTTGCGCGTGAACCGCATCTGGAGTGCGCGAGGGTCGTAGTCTCCGTTGGCCGCTACGACCGGAAGGTCTTCGAGCACCGGAGCCTGATATACGAAGTTGCGAGAACCGACCAAGAAATTCATCTCGATCAACTCCGGCGTAGAGATACCTTTGACGATGCAATCGTAGTATTCTCCGAGTTGCTTCACCTTATTCCCGTTCCGGCAGATACTTGCTGAAAGGCCAAGCACATGGGCATCTTCGTTGATGTAATCCATCACCTTATCATGCTCTCCTCGGTGCGCTTCATCCACGATAATCATGTTGAAGTGTTGGAGCCACTCCATCCACTCTTTGTGGTTTTTAATGCGCACGGAGATCGTCTGCGACATCCCTATGGCGACCTGCGCCTCGGGTATGTTGCGCGTCTCGGCGTTGACTATGGCAGACGTGAGCCCCAAGCGTTGCATCTTGTCGAAGTTCTGCTTGAGAATTTCGTCACGGTGGCTCAGAATCAGAACGTCATTGCCCTTTGCCGCGGCGCCAACGGCGATCATGGATATAATGACACTTTTTCCCGATCCCTGCGGCATGTAACCGCATATTTTGCTGAATGCGGGAGTGTCGTTCTCCCGCATCGCATCCTTCACGCCATCGACGAAATCTATTTGGTAGTTTCGGGGAGTGAGCGTAGCCATATATGTAAAAATCTCATGCTGTCGATCCGGCCGCCGAGGTTCTTGTACCAGCGTTTTAGGTGCACGAGAATGTCTACGGGACCTTTCTTTCCGTAAATACGTTGCACTTCGATGTTGAAATCAGGTGACAGAACGTGCATCTCCTGCACCCTGACCACGGACATGATGACATTATCGGTAAATTGCAACTCCTTGTCTTTCCCGGAAGCTATGAACACGATATTGTCATCTATGGCCGATATTGGGACCAGAATTTCGTCTTGAGATCGGTGCATTACTTTGAATCTGTATGCCATGTTATTTGGGTTCTACTACAAGAAACAGTACCTTGTCGTTTTTGAGCGGCCACTTGAGCTCCATCCGCCTCCGTATGTCTGCGATAGAGTAGCCGTACAGCATCCAAGATATTGCGTCTGTAACGGGGTTATTGGTTGTGAGTACTGCCTTGCTGATGATTGTGGCGACATTGCCTTCTTTGTCGGCCACCTCGGTCTCCGACTCTTCGAGCAATTTCTGGTTTTTCCATTCCCCGAGGGGAAGTAGCATCGCCAGCTTCCGCTTCGGCGAGGCCGCCAGCATGTGGTCTACTGTTACCATAATCTTCCTTTTTTCCGGAGGACCTTCATCTTCTCTGCGGTGACTGCCTCTCCGATCATTCGACTCAAGTAGTCGAAGCGGGCGGTGTTGCCCCACTCCTTGCGATACAATCCCATCGTGTTGATGTGTTGCTTCATCTTGTCGATGTAGTTTTCGTGAAAATCCTTCTTATTGTCGAGCCAGTGGGGGTGGTTCTTACCACGCCCTACCTCTGCGAAAAACTTGTGCGCCGCGCGTGAATCCCGGCGTTCTAAGCCGTGTTTTATCCCCTTGCGGTAGTAGTACTCCATAATGCACAACATCGCGCGAATTATGCCCTTTTCTGACGTCGGCGATGACCGGAAGTATAGGGCCAGATTCTCGCAGTAGACGATGTGCATGGTAGAAATCTGTGCATCTACATGAATACGCCAGTCACGGCCTATCTTAACCTGCAAAGTGGGCTTTCCGAAGCGACGGATGGTCATGTACCCGTCATCGTCGGCGGCGTATTTCTGCGCCTCAACGCTGTCAGGCTCCATCGTCGCTTCGTAAACACCCTTTCGGTAATGGTATTCACACATCGACGCTAATTCCTTAACGGTCTGATACGAAAACTGCATACCCTACTTTTTGAAGAACGCCTCGCCGTTTTCCATCAGCACTTCGCCGTCTTTGACCTGCGAGCGGTCAATATCGTCGGTGCGGCAAGTAATAAGTTGGACATCGAGGTCCGTGCAGAGCTTCGAGAGTACGGCCAATCCTTTCTGAGTGAAGGCCACGTCGTCCACGATAGCTAACCGGAGGGCCTTCGGCTTAAGATTCAAGCGAGCGGCCTGCAACATGACACCGATAGCGCTACGCTGGAATGACGAATACTGGAAGATGTAACGCGATTCACCGTTCGGGTTGAGGAAGAAATCCTTGTCGTAGCGGCCGTCGTACATGATCCACACCTCGATCTTGTCGGTATCAGTTGCGTTGGGAACGATCTTGAGGCCCTCGACACCCGTGTCGATGCGCTCGTACATCTTGCGAAGGGTGTTGAGTTCCTTCTCGTACTTGCCCTTTGCCTCGATCCATGCGCACCACTTGGCATAGCGGTCGAAAAGTTCGTTCTCGCGCTCGGCCTTCTCTTTGGAGGCTTTGAGGTCGGCGATCTTAGCGTCTACGGCTTTGGTGTCGGGCACGGCCTTCTCGGGGAATTTGAGCAGAGCCTCCTCTGCCTTGGTAGCATCGAGCTCGGCTTTGGTGTTGATAACATCGCCCTCAAACTTGGGAGCCGGGGCCGCCAGTTCAGGCTTAGCGAGCGTGAATTTCGACGTGATGACTTTGTATCGGGCCTCGATCATCTCTTTGACCTTGGCGAGCTCTTCGGTGTTGTAGAAGAACGTCTCGGCATTAGCCTTGATATTCTCGTAGTAGGCGGCCCATTTAGTCTTGCGCTCCTCCTGCTCGTTGTATTTCTTCTCCGCTTCGGCATACTCGTCCTTGAGTCGCCGTTTCTCGTCCTTCTCAGCGGTGACAGCGGCGTCGTATGCCTTTTCTGCGGCCCGGAGGCGGGTCTGATACTCCTCACGAATTTTGTTGCATTTGAGTTCGTATGCCGCATCCGCCGGACGAAGAATGCGGTCGCGCTCGATCTCAGCTTCGCGGATGTCGGCCTCGATCTTGTCTACGTCTACTCGGGATAGCTCTTGCAGATGCGCCTCCGAAAGTCCTTCGCGCTCGAAGTTTTCCATAAAGGCTCCAGCCTTGGAGCACATCACGCGGGCCGCGTCGCGCTCCTGCTTGCAGTCCATGATCCGGGCCACCACCTCGTCGGCGCCGAGCCCGTCCAGTTCTTCTTTGAAGAGGCTCTCAATCAGCTTCCGGTGAACCGTCTGGTTCTCCGTGAACAGCGCGGGCATGGAGAAGGTGAGGTCCGTGGTCAGGAGTTTGACGTACTTGGCGGCCGTGGCCGACTCTCCGTCGATGATGGGGGTGTACATCTCTCCTTCATCGTTCTTTGCGTAGAGGAAGGTCTCCACTACGCTGTCGCCCTGCCGCTCTCCCTTCGTCAGTTCCCGCTTCCGGACGCCGACAAAAATCTTGATCTCGCCGTCGGTAAGCTGGGCTTCGGTAAGGAATCCCGGCGCGAGGGCATCCTTCTTGGCTACGGCATTCATGCCGCCGATGGCCGTCTTGAGCGATTCAACCAGCGTAGTCTTGCCGTTTCCGGACTCCCCTACAATCTGGATAAGTCGCTTGCTCATAATATCGGGCGTGAGCTCGACCGCCTTGATGACGTTATTGTCAAGCACCTTGAGCCCGATCAGTTTTACTTGCTTCTGTTCCATGTTGTTTTGATTTATTAAAAATTTTTACTTTCTGCAACCTATTGTTCCCTCGTTGCAACATCCGCCGTAGCAATCGTCCGCCATTTTCGGACACTTGTAGCAGGGACCGTTGACGAACTTGATCTGGTTTCTGAACATCTGGTAAAATCGCACTAAGTATGCCTTGGTGGGCTTTCCGTAGATGATCGTTTCAAGTTCTTCGGTGTTGTCGGCCAGCCGATCCGCTTCTTTGTAGGCAACCTTGAGTCGCTTAAACAAAGAGTCTTTTTCGCTTCTTGTAGTATTCATTGATTTGGCTCGGATCGTTTCCTTCGTTGAGGAAGTTGTTTGCGAATTTCAATCGAGTCGTAGCCCGGTCGATAGCCGCCCCCGCCTCGTTGCGTTTAAACGTAAATAACACACCTCGCGTGGGGTCCGTAACCGGGCGAAGATCAGTTGGGTTGTCGTCGTCTACTCCGTCATACTTGAGGAGATGGACCGTCTCAAGCCACGGCCAGCCGACGAATTGTCCAATAATCTGCCACTTGTGCTCTTCCCACACTCGCATGCGCTTCTTGTCGTAAGGGAATGTGGGAGAGAAAATAAGGCTCTTCTCTTCGTTTCCGACAGCCGACTTTATTTCTATGACGGCTTGGATTTTACCGTCCACGAAGATGTCTGCGTCTGGAGAGAATCCGTAGCCGAAGTCAGTCTTGTAGAACAGCTTATCGTCAAAGTCTTGGTCGTAGTGCCGGACATTCGGGCAATAGTTCTCTCGAAGCCATTCCACCGCTCTCGGTTCGTTTTCACGGCCCATTTTGAAGTATCTATTCGCAGGAGCCGAGATAAACGTCCCAGTTCGTCTTTGATACTGAACCTCGTAGAGGTACTTGATGTTCGCTTCCGTCCATGTGTCAGTTTTCGACATGAGCCTCTCCAGTTCGGATGCCGAGAAAAATCCGGTCTTCTCCTGCATCCACTGGAGCTCCCTGTCGATCTCTTGTGGCTGTTCCTCGACATGGTTGATAAGCTCGTCTAAGTCAAGCTGGCCCATTTTTCGCGGATTTTTGCCTCCAGCGCCTTCCGGTATGGCTTGAACAACTCGAACTGTTTGATAAGCTCCCCCATCTCGGCCCGGCTCTTTGCCGCGTCGATGCCCTTCACGAACTGGTCGTGCTGGGCGGTCAGATCGGCGCTTTTGTCCTTACGAACCCGAAGCGCGTCTTGTTCCTTCCCGAACCACTTTCCGTGAACGGTGCCGATTCGGATCATCTTTCCAACGGTGTCTTCGATGTACTTGCTCCCAGTGACACTCACAATCATGTCAATGTTGGTTCGGTTCGGCACGAAAGGTTTGGCCCATTCGAACTCAGCCTCCTCCTCGAAGACGATGCAAGGGAGCATCACCTTCTTGCCTTTATCCTGACTCCAACCCTCCTTCTGGGTCACACCCTTGATCGTGAGGACTACATCCTTCCCGCCGGGGAGGGACCAGTCGCCCATGAAATTCGGGTTGAGCAGGCGTTTCCAGTGAGTTTTTTCTTCTGCCATGTTACTCCGAGATTTTAACGAGAATCCACTGATTCTTGAGTTTGATTTTTGCGTACTTGCCATCGCTTACCCAAGCGTTGATAGTGGACCGAGAAATCTTGTGGTCCTCCTCCAACGTCTTGTAGGTAGTGATGATTCCTTCCTCGATTCCTTTCTGAATCTTCTGAGCGAGTTCTGTTCCAGTCATAGTTAATTCTGAATTTGCATCACATATATTCCGGCCGAGTCGAAGGTACGCTCGTTGTAGTTCGCGTCGTAACCGTTTGCGAATCCGTTGTCGTCCTTCGTCTCCGTGTAGCTCCCGATATAGCGAACCTTGGTGCGCTGTACCTTGATCTTTTCTCCGGTACGTTCCCCTGCCTTTTTGACCCAGCTAAAACCCACATACTGTTTCAGAACGAGAAATTTCAAAGGGCGTGAACGGTGGGGGGGGGTGTACTGAAAGCTACTCCCCGCCGGAACCTGCGACATTAGTTTTTGTTCCATTTTTCTTCTGCCTTTTAGTTGTTTTGGTGTTTCTTGCCTTCTCCAGAGCAGCCTTAGCCTGCTCCAGTTCTTCGATAGCCTCTGCGGTCTGCTCCGTTTGCACTTTAACTTCTGCCAGTGCAACGGCATCCTTGAGCTCCTCGATCTCCTCCGACTCTCTCGGTTCGGCCCGAGCCTCAGCGTATTTGTCGAGACTCTTCTGGCACACGTCGAGGATTCCGCTTACAGCCGACGGGTCTCGCATGATGGTCTGTGACGCGAGGAAGAGCGTTTTTGCGATAGTGGTCGCATTCTCTTTATCGCGTTCCGCATCGCGCTTTTCGGCCCTGATAGCAGGATCGACCATCATGTGCGGTGCCAAGATGTACACGAACGTCAGATACTCGGGTGTGCCTTTTAGGAACACCTGCTTCCACGTCTTCGATCTGGTCTCCACATCAACGTGCTCGTTGGTAATCCTTACCACGAATGCGTCGAGGTCGTACTGGAGCGAGTAAATTTTGTTTTTCTTTTTCTTGAACATAAGAGTAGTTTTGATTCGATGCAAAGTTAAACATTTATTATTTAATTTGCAAATAAAAATGTCGAGATTTTTCAAAAACCTCGACATTTCTATACATAGTGTTGATTTTACTCGACCCGGTTCGGCATTTTACCGTCCTTTTCCATTTGGTTCCGTTCGTCGTTGTCGGCTCCGCCATTTCCTTCGGCCGCGGCCTTGGCTTGCTGTTGTGCTTCCAGTTCCGCGGCGGCCTGCTCCTGAGCCTTGCGCTCCTTTTCGGCCGTTTCCAGTTCGATGCGTTTCAACTCGTCGAATGAGGCCAGCGGGCTTCCTTCGGCCGCGGTGCGAACGGAGAGGATTCCTCCAGCCACAGCCTGAACGCGGTTCTGGATGTCTTCGCTGTCGTTCTTGGGGATGAATGGCTCGATGGAGTACGACATTCGGAGATTGTGGTACTCCGTTTGTCTCTTCTCCTTGATGCCGACAAACTCCTTGAAGATGTACATGAGTGTGCGTAGGGCTGGATCGAACCGGGAATATGCGTCCATACACCATTGCGTCTCCGGAAAGTATAGGTTCCGGAGGTAAGCACCGCTGTAATCGCCTGACTTGATCTCGTCCGGCCGGATGAACACGGCTCCTACGCTGTCGCATAGGAACTTGAGCGAGTTGTCAAGCGAGAGCGTGAACGTGTTGGATGCGTCGGCGGGCTGGAGAATCTTCGCGTCGCCGTCTTTGTTTCGGGCCGCGATCACCTTGCCTTGGAAGTTCACGTTCGGCAGGCCGCCTACGATTCCGGAGACGAAAAGCATCTGGAAGTTGTAGTACTTGCCATTTTCCATCAGGTCCGATAGAAGTTTCTCGATGTCTTCGATGTTTCCCTGAACGTCGCCCCAGCACACATCGCTCTCGCGGTGGTAGATGACGGGGCAGATGGAAAGGCCGTGCCGAGCCGTGCTCACCAGTTTGTAGCCGTCCTCGGAGTATGTTTCAGTCAGGTTGCGAATGAACGTCTTGACCGCACTTTCGGTAGAGGCTATGGTGATGGATTCCCAGCGCTCGACGGTCCGGCTTCCGTATATTTCGACGACCGTGGTTCCGTTGTCGTCGAACATGCGAAGGACGTTGCGTTTGCCGCCATCGCGCGGGTTCCGGAACTCGGTAATGAGGTCTCCAAACTCGTAGGAGAATACCCGGTAGCCCAGCATCTCCGTCTCCGGGTCCATGTAGACGCATATCGCGCCATCTCCGGTACCGAAGCATGAGTTACCGAACTTAATGAGGGCGTTGTTCATGCCCGTCTGGTTCCAGTAGGACTTGATCTGCGAAATCATGTCAGCATCTTCCATGTCGCCTTCGTTGCTGAACTCCATCGGGTTTCCGAAGGTATGGATGGTCTTGTGCCGAAGGATCGACTTCTGGAGTGACACCGATACGCGCTCAACGGGCTCGTAGCCATCGGGAACATTCTTGCGCAATGCCTCGTCGTATCGGTATTTGGGCCGATTCGAACGCATATACACATCATATACCATGTGGGCCGACGGTTGCTTCTCGTTGAGGAAGTCCGACTGCGTAAGCAACCGCCTTGGGTAGCGGTCGAATTGCATCGGCTGTGGCGGGTTCGACGCGAACGACTGATTCATCGTGCAGTTCGTCGCCGGGTTCGGAAGCCTGCGCTCCCACCTGCGCTTTTGCGCTAACTCTCCAATGTTGATCTTCATTATTAAAAAATTTTACCAACCCCCCATCGAATTGAAGGCTCGATAGTAGTCATCCATCGAGTATTCGGGCTCGGCCGCTTTTTTGAGCGTCGCCATGAGCTCAAATATCATTCGGTAAGCAATCGGGTCAAGGTCATCGGGTGAATAATTATGCCTGCGTTTAAACGCTAATTTCGATATAAAGAAGTATTTGCCGTTCTCTTTCTGATCGCGCTTGAGGCACTCGGTGGCTTCGAGCACGAGCAGATCAAGTATGGGCATTTTGTCGTTCTTGCGGCCGTATTGAACCAACGTGGAGCCCGGTATATCGAAGCGTAGTCGCCCCATTCGAAGGTAGGCGCTAAGTTTGCCGAGTAGCTGATCGCGAAGGCATACATACTGCTCCATCTCGATCACGTTTCCGGCCGAGTCGTATTCTTTTATAGGTGTGCGGTTCGAGACGATTGCCACGACACCGCGCATATAGTCCTCGAAGTAGTTACCAAGACCTCCGGCATCCACCGCAATGTGTTCGACCGGAATGTCGTACTCAGTCTTCAAGGCGCGGACCCATTCCACTTTCTCTCGCGCGTCATCCGTATAGGTAGTTTCAACGCGATTGCAGGTGAGTCCCGTCCAAATATAAGCCTTGGTCGGGTCGGTGCCGTCGCCGATGTCCACGGTCATGTATCGCTCCGTAGACGGCTCGAAGGGGTTCTGATTCGGGCCGGGGAACATGGCCTCGATGTGGCTTTGGTTTACCATTGCCTCTCCTTCGCCCATCTCGCCCCAGTAGCCGAATAGGAGCTTCATTCGCTCCGCCTCTCCGACGTTGAACAAGTTGGCTACATTTCCGCCCTGCGTCTGGAAGGTAAGGATTCGGTTATCCATAATGTTACCGGGGATAAACGTGAAGGTCTTGATGAAGCTGTCGGTGGTCAGACCTGCGGCACGCATCTCGGCCGTCAACATGGATTCGAGGTCTATGCGGCTCTTGACTTCATCCGGAGTCTCGCCCCAGATGATGTCCTCCGGCTTGTCGCCGTTGACTACCATGTACATGATCTTGCCGACGCGATCTGGGCGGACATAATTGTCGTCGCCGATATACCCGGCCGTCCGGAGCATCTTGGAACTCCAGTGCCAGCCGTTCGCGTTGAGGGTGCAGACCATCTTCGGTTTCATACCGGAAGCGTCACGGTTTCGAGAGAACCAGTATTTCCAGATTTTGAAGGTGAAGTTGGTCAACTCGTCGATGGCGATGTAGGATGCCTGCTTGTTCTTCATCTTCTCCTGCGCCTCCTTCTCCTGAGAGTCGGATTGCAGGTTGATGTGAGTGAGCATGATGGAGCTCTGGTACTCAGGCCATGCAAAGGAGTAGTCGGAGGCCGAGTATTCGCATCCTTTCATTTCGGAATATATTCGTTTCGCATCCGAAAGAATACCACCCGCAGTGCCTACTTCGACGAGCTCCTTTTTTATAATAAGGCCCGAATATCCGTATTTACCAATGCCTCTAAGTGCCTCTAACAGAATGCAGAAACTCTTGCCGGCTGAGGCGCTTCCTCCGGTCCAAATGACGTCCGCTTCACAAGTTTGAATTGATTCTTGAAAGCCAGTCTGCGGTATCAAATCTTTGTTGTCGCGCAGTTTGGCTCCGTTCACTTTTACCCATCCCTTTTTCTTAACCGTACTGAGTTCGCGCTCTACTTTTGGATAGAGCTGTACGGGTTGTGTATCGGGATTTACGCGAGTGAACATAGTAAAGTTTTATTCGCAAATTTACGATAAATTTTGTTCTTGGCAAAAAATGTTTTACATTTGTCGTTGAGTATGCAAGTATTTGAGAATCATGTAAATGGTACTCGTACTTGCGGAAACATTCACTAATCATTGAAAAACAATGAAGTTTACGAAAGAGCAAGTACTTGGAAAAACCAAGGAACGACTGGGAAAAACCCAAAAGATTTCCGACCGCACCATTTTGGATGCCGCGACAAACGCGATGGCCTTCCTGCCCGACGACTCCGACATGGAGATCGACGCCTTCATGGAGAAGTTTATGCCGACCATCACTTCGGTCAACACGAACTTCAACAACGATCAGGGAGCTTTCATTTCGAAATGGAAGGAGGAACATCCCGACCCGAATCCGAATCCGGCTCCGAAGCCTAACGACAACAAAGAGATGCCCGCTTGGTACAAGGCCGAGCTTGAGCGTCGCAAGGCATGGGAAGAGGAGCAGGAGGCCAGACTGAAAGGTTTGACCGGACAGCGCCACAAGGAGGAACTGATTCGGCAGGCGCGTGAGGCTTTTTTTAAGCCCGCCGACAAGAAGAAGACTCCTATCGACACCTATAAAGGTGTAGCCGAAATCGCGCTGGAGGATGCGTTCGAGACGATCAAAGAGGATGACACGGTAGAAGCCATCGTTTCGCGGGCTTACTCGCGCTACGAGCGGACGTTGACGGCTCAGGGCCTCCCGGCCACGGCTGGTTACGTTCCCGGCGATCCTACCCCGAATCCGGCTCCGAAAAACGGAGAGAAGGACCCGGCCGCCGAAGCGCTTTTGCGCAACCTTGGTATCAAAACCGAAGGCAAGGGTGACGGGGACGAATAACGACACCATTAATTAACGACTGTTTAAAACCATGAGAGCAGGTTATAACTACAACAAAATGCGGGAGTACTCCATGACTGTTGGTGGTCTGCGCAACGTCTATGGTGGCAAGGCTGAGGTGACTCTGCCTACTGGCTACAATATGGCGCTGGAAGACATGCCTCCCGTCGGAAACGTTCTCCCCGCTGGCACTCCGTTCGGTTGCGACGATTTCGCAAAGACGGCCCAGCCCCACTACGCATTTGCAGTGAACGCGGCTGTTGAGGCTTCGGCTACGCAGGTGCAGGTAAAAAAGGACTTCGAGGGCACCCGTGCCCGCGTCGGCATGGTGCTTATGCACCTTCCCAACGACGTTACGGACCTCGACTATACCGGAACGGGTGTGACCGTTACGGCTATCGACGACTCGAATGCCGACTACGATGTGCTGACTCTTTCGGCCGCCGTAGGCGCACTGGCCGTTGACGACATCCTCGTCGAGGCTTCGGCCGTTGGTGCAGGCGCAACGATCAAGGTCATCCCCACCGCTACTTCGTTCGCGGATATTCCGTGCTATGGAGACGAGCAGACTCAGCTTGTGGACCTCGTTCACATCTGCAACGTCATCTATGCGCGGCGCTGTGCGCCCGTGCATCCGATGATCCGGAACTACATGAACACGCACGGCTATTTCGTTCGTTTCTACGACGGTCTTTAATAAAAACGCATAACTATGGGACTTTACAGCAAAACTCTCTATTACAACGTCGCTCTTTTCTGGGAGGGCGTTGAGGCGTTTACGACCGTCATCAACGACGTAAACGCGAAATACAACGATGCCTTCTGGCGTCGGTTTGCATTCTGGGGCCGTCGCATGCGGACTCCGGAGTGGAAGATCAACGTGCGTGACACGGAGATCAACGTCGCCGCCGCCGTTCTGTCGGCCAACGGCCAGAAGCCGCTCCGCGGTGCTGGTGCATGGCAGACCTACGGTGGTACGATTCCTCTGATCGGTCACGGCTTCCAGATGGATGCTTCGGACTTCATGGCACTCAAGGCTTTTGAGCCTATCGCCGATGACCCGAACTTCCACGCTCGCTACGACTATCTGGAGCGCTTCGCGGCCGCTGTCGGCGGTATGCACTCGCGTATCAACATGATGGTGTTCGAGGGTCTCTCCACGGGCTTCATCACGGCCGACGCTCAGAACAACGGCGAAGGCATCCAGATCGCAGTGGACCTCAACTACCCGTCGGACCGCTTCAAGGTTCCGAGCTACGGTATCTGGGGTAGCGGCACCGACGACCCGATTCAGGACCTTCTCGACATTCAGGACTGGATGGACGACAATTCGTTGCCGTACACCAACTGGCTGATTTCGAAGAAGCTGATCCGCGAGATGTCCGTGAACAAGAATGTTCGCGTGAAGATCGCCATGAAGATGTACCCGAACACCCCGAATCCCGGCCAGATTCCTCTGACCCGCAAGGAGGTGATGGAAGGTCTCGTGAACTACTACGGCATCGTTCCGATCATCGAGATCGACGAGAAGTCGAACGTAGAGCGCGACGGCAAGGGCAACGTCGTCAAGAGCTTCGCTGAGGACGTGGCCGTACTTTGCGAGCCCGACCGCTTCTTCGAGCTCCAGAACTGCGAGAACATCTACGAGATGGACAACAACCCGAACGTACTTCACTCTTCGGTGGAGGATGGTCGCATCTCCGTCATCGTGGAGTACTTCTCGAACCCCGTCAAGGACGTTACCTCGATGGAGGCTTACGTTCTTCCGGTACCCCGGAACCCGAACAACATCTGCATCCTCAAGACCAGCACGGATCAGCCGTGGGGTGGTAACAAGACGACGAAGGCCAAGGCTGTCAAATCCGCGGCCAAACCCGTCGTTACGACCATCGCTGTCGGCGAGGGCGAGTATGATCGCGCCGCCGTCATCTCCGCTATGGAGACCATCGGCGTGAAGATCAACGCCAACACCGGGGTCGCCAAGACTCAGGAGGCTGTCAATCTGCTCGGCGAGGAGAAGATCAAGGCGCTGGAGGGTGTGCTGAACGGCAACACTCCGGCAAACAAGGAAGAGGAGAACCAGTAATATCAGAATACTATGGGCGCTGTACCAAGCATAACTATTGAGGAGTATCTTCGGGGGTTGATTGTTAACTACCCGCTACCGGATGCTGTCATCAACGGTATCTTGGCGCGGCGCGACATAGAGTCTGGTGCTCCGGCCTTTCAGCGCAACGCCGAAGGAGCAGAGCCGTTGACTTGGATTCGCAAACGCGATCTGGCTACGGCAGATGTCTACTTCGCGGCTGGAACTCTCGTGAATGGCGGCGGTAGCTCAAAACAAATGGGCAACCGCCGCTACACGGAGGGCCAGATTCAGGTTGCGGAAGGAGACCGGGAATACTGGCGTTCTTTGGCAAATATTATCTACAAAAAGTACGGCGAAGCTACGCCCGAAGAGGCTGAGATTTACGACGCTTCCGGGTTGTGGGCCGGATCAACGGTGAACGGCAATGGATGGTGCTTTTAACTTCTATCCGCACACCTGCGTTATTCGGCGCGGTACTGGCAAGACTGATCCCGAAACCTTCGAGGAGGTTTTCAGCGTGGTATATGAGGGTGAATGCGGCCTGCAACGGGGAAACTCTGGTGGTAGCACCAGCATCCGTGAAGGCCACTACCTATCCTCTCCGCTTATCATCATTCCCGATTCGTCGGTAGACGTTCGGACGAATGACGAAGTGGTAGTCACGGTAGAGAACGCGCGGGTTATCCGTTTTTTGGCTTTGGAGGCCGAAGCGGTGGCCGATCCCGATGTAGGCGGGGTTACGGTATGGCTCAACAAGGGAGACGATCAAAATGGCTAAAAAGGACAATTTTAAGAAGGTGTTCGCAAAGTACGCGGAAGAGTATCTCGATGCTCGTGTGCAGAACGTCTTTCAGAAAGTTGCCTTGAGCATTTTCGACAAACTTATGAGGGAAGACGTGCTATTCCAGAATCAGACCGGGACCCTGACGGCAAGTACGGGAATTGGAATATTCAAGAACGGCCGAATGGTGCAGTGGGTTGATAACCCGAACTACCCGGCTTCCCAGCGAACCGTAATCTACAAGGGTCAGAAAACGGTAGTCAATGGGCAAAAGCTCTTGAACACTACTCTTGCCGCAACCGACGCTCGGACGGCGGGTAAGTATGTGATGGTGTTGGTAAGCTCCGCGCCCTACGCTTACTCCGTTGAAGCCGGACTTGGTACTCAACGCGCCGACGGCATGCCGAAGCGCGGAATAGGATGGTGGAGTGAAGACATCGTACCATATCTCACTCAGCAATTTTTGTTGAATGCGAAATTAATGTCGTGATGAAATTATCGGAGTTGACAGCCGCGGAGAAGATCAGGGACGCTATTAATAACAGTGGCTTGGTCTCCATCCCTGCATTTACGGCGCAGGATGTCCCTACGTCCGACTGGCCCGACGCTTACATCACGGTGACGCTCAACGGAACCGTAAACCGGATGACCACGAGCTCCGATCTTTTCGAAGCGAACGTGATCGTAGGGGTCTACATCCGGCTGTTGTCTACGGGCGCCGCTAATGCCGCAAGGCAGGCCGCCGTCATGTCGCAGTTGGACGAGGCTCTCAAAATTCCGGGAACCGTCCTGAACCAAAACGTACTATACGAAGGTAAGACACTCGTTGCCAATTACTCAACCAAACTCGTAAATCTTCTCGTCCGGATGGCGGGATAAATCGAAAAACAAACACAAAATAATTCACAACTATGGCTAAATTAGCAGAACAGTTCCAGTATGTATCTGGAATTACATGGTTCGACATCTACCAGCGTCCGACGACCGGGACTCCGAAAACGCTCTCGGGTATTACCGCGGAGGAGTGGACTGAGGTAGGTGGCTTCCGTGAGGGTACTTTCTCGTTCACTGGCGACGAGATGGAGATTACCTCGCACAAGTACGAGAACGGTCAGGAGATCATCTCCACGACCACCGACGGCACCTACGGCTTCGAGGGCGACCTCGCAAACGTGGCCGAAGAGATTTGCACCAACCTTCTCCAGATGGACGTGCTTTCGCTGACCGCTGGCAGTGGCGCCTTCGTTGAGGGCCGCAAGGTTCTGGGCGCTGGCAAGAAGCTGGCCGTCATCGAGAACTGCATGGTCCGCCTCCGCTTCGAGGAGGGCTTCTGGGACTCGCTGGTGTACCCGAACTGCAAGATTTCCTCGCGTTTCCAAGGCGAAGGTGCTTCGACGGAGCTCTTCAACATCCACGTCAACGCTTCGGCAACGAAGAGTCAGGACACCGACACGCTCGACTACATCTATCTCTTCATCGGGAAGAATGGATCGCAGGTCGCAGGCCGTGCCGCAAAAGCTCCGGCCACCGAGTCGAAGTAACGAACAAAGTATCACCGAAAGGGGGCGGGTGTTTCGACGCTCGCCCCTTTTTTAAAGAAAGCTAATCAGAATGAAGATATTCCAAAACGCCAATGAACGGGCAGAGGCTCGGGCCGCGATGTTGCAGGGGCAACTTGACGACAACGCTCCCTTCGAGTTCTACGTTAATGGTAAGAAATACAAAACCCGTAGACTGACGAACTATGTGGCTGAAAAATTGTCAAAACTTGTCTCGAAGTGCGAGTACACCGCCGTTACACGCGAGGACACGCCCGGAGAGACCTTGAAGGCTATCGCAATGAACCGCAAGATGGTTCCTCAGTGTCTCAGCCTTCTGATCCTCGCCCATCCAGTGAAGGTATGGCTGTTCCATTGGATTTACTGGCGCTACCTGCATTTCTTCGGTAATCAGGCGGAGTATGCCGGGATTCTGGAGAATGCCCTGAACAGCGAGGAGGTCGGCTTTTTTTTTCGCAATATGGCATCCCTGCAAGCCAACAACATGCTGACAGTAGAGATGACAAAAGCAAGTACGAAGAGTATAGCTCAAAAACACGCATCGGAGCCCGAACGGACTTGATAGTGACGCTATACGGCAACATGAACCTATTCACTTGGTATCGCTACTGGTTCGTGGATAGCATGGTGAAACAGACGATCATGCTGGCCGACAAGTCTGGACTCCGGAAGAAACCGAAGGGCGGGAAGGTGACGCCCGGCAACGGAAAGCCGAGCAAGTACACCGACAAGGACCTGATAGAGATGAACCGGAAGGCCGGAGAGCGATACATGCAGAAGCTCTTCCAGCAGGGCAAGATAACCGAAGAGCAGATGGCCGATTATATCCGTCGAAAAACGCAAAAAAAGTAACACATGGCTGACGATAAACTTATAATCCCAGTAGGCTTCAACTTCAACATCGAGGAGATCGACAAGGAGTGGCAGGCCAAGAAAGCAGAGATAGAGAAGGCTCTCAAGGCCGAAATAAGCCTCACTTTCAAGATGCCGAGTACTAAGAGTCTCGATAGCTTGGAAAATGTCGTAAATCGACTGAAAGACCTCAAAATCGAGCCTATCACGCCGGAGACCAAGGACGCGATCTCTTCGCTGACCCGTGAACTCACGACGCTCCAGAAGATACTCGAACGCATCCAAGCACTCAATATCAAGTCAGCCAAGGACGTAGCGGCCACGGCGCTGGCCGAAGAGAAGATTACCACCCAGCGGACTATCGCCGCGAAGAATCTTGCTCAGGCTCGCAGTAGTGAGGCTTTAGCAGTCAATCGGGAAAATAAGGCTCTCCTCCAGCAGAAGACGCTTGAGGATCAGGCGGCGCTGGTAAAACTCCGGGTTCAGAAGGCCGAGGAGTCGCTCGCCAGTGCCCGTAGTCGAAGTGTGGGTACTATAAATGCTCAGAACTCAGCACTGGCTACCCAGAAGGGAATCCTTAACGGCATGCCTCAGTTCCTCAACCAGTATCTCTCGATTCTGGGGGCATGGCGACTGGTGGATAACATCCGGAAGACCACGGCCGACTTTGAACTCCAGCGCATTTCATTGGAGGCGATCATTCAGGACAAGCGGGAAGCCGATGCGTTGTTCAGCAAAACGCTTAGCTTGGCAATCGAATCGCCATATACGGCGCAGGAGCTTATTTCCTACACGAAACAGTTGTCGGCATACCGAATCGAGACAGATAAGCTGTACGACACCACCAAGCGACTGGCCGATGTTGCGGCGGGTCTCGGCGTTGACATGTCTCGTCTTATTCTCGCCTACGGTCAGGTGCGTGCCGCTTCGGTTCTCCGCGGTCAGGAGGTGCGTCAGTTTACTGAGGCTGGTATTCCACTGATCCAGCTTCTCGCAGACAAATTCACCGTGCTCAAGGATCGCGTCGTAAGCACTTCGGAGGTGTTCGATCTTATTTCGAAACGTCAGGTTCCCTTCGAAATGGTGGCCGAAGTGTTCGAGGATATGACCAACAAGGGTGGTATCTTCTACGACATGCAGATGAAGCAGGCGAATACTCTGTACGGTATCTACCAGAAACTTACCGACAACATTCAGCAGGCATTCTATCGAATAGGAACTACCCAAATGAGCACGCTGAAAGGCGCTGGAAACCTGATGATCGAGCTATCCAAGAATCTCGAAACGGTTTTGAGTACCGGAACGGATATAATTGGGGTATGGGCTTTATGGAAGGGGTACAACATGCTGTTGACCAACTCGCTTACAAGCGAGAATACCGCCATGACCAAATCCATCATATCCATGAAGGAGAAAGAGGCGGAAATGCTTCGCCAAGCCGCGGCATACCGAACGCTCACGGCGGCTGAAAAGGCGCGAATCGCTACTTCCGGTGCTTTAATGGATGCTGATATTCGTAATGCCTATGCGAAAGGAGAGTTATCCAAGGAGATGGTGTTACTGTACACCGCAATGGGAAAACTCGACAAGGTTGAGGCCGCGAATATATTGACTGTGAAGCGCCTAACCGAAGCTGAGCTCCAAAATGCTGTTGCAAAAGGGAGGATGTCATCTTCGGCGGCCAATGCTTATAGGCAAGACACGAAGGCGATTCTCGATCAAGTAGATTCTGTCAAGCAGATAAGCTCCGCGAAACTCAAATGGATAACGATTACCACTCGACTGAGGAGCGTTCTGAAAAGTCTCACTACGTTCCTTATGTCGAATGCGTGGTTTATTGGGATTCAGGTGATAATCCAGATTGCCGCGGCATTTAAAAGGGCCCGAGAGGAGGCCGGAAAACTCAAGGAAGTCATGTCTGATGTGGTGAGCGGAGGACTGAAAGAGGCGCGTGATCTCGACGAAAGGTTCGTGAAGTTAGCCAACACTATCACGAGCACAAACGAGAGGACCCAAGAGCATCAGGAAGCCCTCAAAGAGCTCAAGGGAACGTATGGGGACATCTTACCGTCCTACGTTCTTACCAACGAGTATTTGAGCCAAATGAAGGGCAATTATGATGGTGTTACGGCCTCTATATATGAATACATCAAAGCCAAAGCCGCTTCCGAAGGCAGGGCTCGCATAGCCGAGGAAATGGAAGAGGATATTTCCTCGGCGCGTACCAAGGCGGCACGTTGGTTGCAGAGCCAACTCAAATGGACTGCGGCCGGAGAGGTAAATGACGCTACTACGCTCGCCATACTCGATAAGAGCAGGGCGTACATCGAAAAGGGCGTAGACATGTATAGGGCCCTTCAAAAAGCGGTAGAGGATGTAACGGGAAAAACCGTTACGCTCGGTCAGGTCTACGATACCAATGACAACCGCTTCCGCAAGTTCGCCAATACCATTCAAACGGCATTCAACGCGGAGATTGAGTTCGACGAGGCGATGAAGAGCGCCTTCAACTCCTTCGGTGTGTATCGAGATGAATTTGAGAAAACTCTGAATGAGATAGACGAGATACGCAAAGAACACAAACCTTTGGAAATAAGCAATTTTGCGTGGGATGAATCGCAGGCGAATAAAGCGATGGTATCTTACAATAAGTTTCTGGAGAAGGTTACTGGGCATACCTATCTTGAGCTCGCCAACAACCGTGATTTATTGAGGAGTTACCCAGAAAACTTCCAAGGCATATTCGATAAAATATCTAAGGATGTGAGCTCCATGTTCGGTAGCGACTTCGATGTATCTCTGCGCGATTTATTCAAGAGGGTGGCAAAAGAGGCTGGGTTGTCTGTCGATGATATGAGCGGTTACATCAAGAAATTCGACCAGACGACAGATCAGTGGGTAGGTGATCTTGAGAAGCAGGTTCAGGCGGCAATTAAGTATGCCGACGACTTGAACGTACAGTACCGCAAATTCACGGAAGGTGAATACAAGGACGCCTCGCTTGCCCCAAGCGAAGACGACGTCTCCAAGGCGAACAGGTTATCCAAAGCATTGCAGTTGATTTTATCGCAGTTCAGAACTCTGACAAAGAAGACGGGGGCGGCCGACAACAAGACAGCAACCCAGCAGTTGGAAGGTGAGGTTCGCGTTTTAGAGGAAGCGTATAAACGCTACCAAGACCTTAAAAAGGTTCGAGGTGACTCTCTTGCTCGGGCAGATGTTGAGCGCTTGTATGGTGATCTTGCAAAGAAATTTAAGTTCATTTCACCTTCCATCGCCACGACGCCGGAGGAGATGATCGCGCAGTTGAAGAAGGCGGCCGAGATTGCCCAGAAGTCGCTCGATAAGCCAAAACTTGCCCTCAGCTTCAACATGAAGGTCTCCGACACCTCCTACGACGCACTCAAGGAAGGTATCGAAAAGGACCTCAAGCGTCTGGCGAACGACATCACGCTCCAGAACGAAGCAAAGAAGATGTATGAGTCCATCTTGGCGGCGACTGGCGACGTTAACTTCGCGGCCCAGATCACCACTTCGACGACGGGTCTCGACACACTGGATGTGTTCAGCAAACTGCGCGAGCAACTCAAGAAGACGCTGACGGCATACCAGACCAAAAGCGGTGGCCTAATCGACTGGGACACCCTCTTCGCCACGGACGAAGCGGGCAACAAGACAGTACTCGACATAAAGAAGGTGCAGGCCGCGATCAAGGAGCTCCCAGAGACCGTGCAGACTTCGGCGAAGTCGGCCATGAACGCCTACTTCGGTTACGAGCAGGAGACGGTCAAGAAGATGGCCGAAAGTGTCCAGAAGTTCGGAGACTACGAGAAGCGCCGCAACATCATCGCCGCGAAAGCGGCCGAAGAGCGGGCGCGGATCGAGTCCAGCACGATACTCACACCGGACCAGAAGGCTCAGGGCGTTGAGGCCGTGAATAAATCCGAGCGCAGGCAGATCGCAGGGGTGAATCTCGACGAGATCAAGAACCTCGAAATGTTTGCTCAGGCATTCGGTGACTTGGATCGCGTCGGCACCAAGACGCTGGGGAACCTCACCTCCATGATGAAGAACTTCTATGAGGCATCCAAGAACGATTTGGACCCGACGCAACTCCGGGAGGTCGTGAGGATCATTCAGAACCTCGAAGAGCAGTCATGGGAGCGCAGTCCTTTCGCGGCGATCAAGGAGGGAATAAACGACATTCTGACCGGAACCCGAGAGGTTCAGGCGGCCGAAGCGAATCTCGCGGCGGCTCGTGCGGCGCAGGCGGAGGTCGAGAAGCGAAACGCCTCCGAGATTGCGATTCTCCGGCTCCAGATGTCTCAGGCCGGAACCGACGAGGAGAGGGCTACGATACTCCAGCGGATCAACGATCTTGAGCGTCAGAATCGGGATGCTGTCAAAAACACCCAGCAGGCGGTTGAAGATTTGGCCGCGGCCGAGTACAAGGTCCAGACCGGGTTTACCAAAACAAGGGTGGCGTTAAGTCGAATGGATAAATTTCTCGGGCAAGTATCAGCCGGAATAGGCGAAGTTAACAATGCCATAGGGGTATTCAGCGACGTTTTTGGCGGTGCATTTGGTAAGGAAGCATCTGCCGCCATTCAAGACATCCAAAAGGGATTCCAAGTGCTTCAAGCAGGCATTGCTCTGGTCAATGTGGTTTTAGCTATCACTGATACTACGGCTAAAACACTGATGACCACTATGCTCCCGCTTCTTGCCGCATCAGTAGCCCTTGGAGCGGTGCTCGCTATATTCGGTGCGCGTCAGCGTCGAATCAAGGAGGAGCAGGAAGCGTCGGAACGTGCCGTCCGGAAGCTGGAGAACGCCTACAAGGATTTGGAGACAGCGATGGATCGCGCCTACTCTACGGCCGACATCAATAAGACGGCGAAACAGCAGACGCAGAATCTACTTAACCAGCAGGCCGAATTACGAAAACAGATCGACCTTGAGTACAAGAAGAAGGACAAGGACTTCGATCAGGGCAGAGTCGATGACATGGAGCGACAAATCGAGGAGATCGACCAGCAGATTGCCGAGAACCGCCGCGAGTTGGTGGAATCGTTCTACGGGACCGACTTTAAGACCTTCTCCTCCGATCTCGCTCAAGCGATCTACGACGGAGTGAAAGACGGTAGCCTCTCCGCCAAGGACGCATGGAATGAGACCGTGGACGAGATGGTTGACAAGATGATTCTCGAACTGGCTACGGCAAAGTTCATCATGCCGGGCGTCGAGAACATCATGGATAGCTTCATGGAGCAAACTCGTCGTTTAAACGGACTAAGCCAAGACGAGCTTCCGACGCTGGAACAATTCCCGTTCGAGGACTTCCGCGAGGCTCTGTACGCTTACTTCGGCGAGATATGGGGTGACTTCTCGCAGTGGTTGCCGGACGGCGGAGAATCCAATCTGACTGGTATCTCAAAGGCCGTTGGTTCGCTCACCGAAGACACGGCACTGGTACTGGCCGCGGCCGCGAACTCCATGATCTACTATCAGGTGGCCCAATACGATCAGGTTGTGTCGATCAACGCAATCCTGACCGGATGGAACGAACTTATCATGGGAACCGAAGAGACGGCCGGACTGATCCCGACGCTGATGGCTTCCCAGACAGAATCAATGGAGCTCCTTCGTGGGATCAAGAGCGACACGGGCCGGATCGCTACGGCGACGGAACAGATGGCCGACGACATCGGATCGGTAGTCGCGCCGCTCGGATCGAAGGTTGGGGCCAAGGCAATTAACGTAAATAGCTGATAATTATGAAGTTAGAACTTAAAAGGCGTTTTTTGGGAGAGAGCTATACGATTGGCTCTCTCTCAATCGACGGTAAGAAATTCTGCGACACCTT